GGCTGGCTTTTCGATAATGCACTTTGCACAGATTCAGACAGAGGGATAGAGAATGTTAGGCTAGATGAGTTGGCCGGTCCAATATCTTTCAGGTATCCTATAGGCATCTCTGAATCGAAGAGAAAACTGAAGCCTGTGAAAGATCTGGATGAACTCAACAACATCCAGCTGGAGCAATTTTACATGTTCGACAAGCCTGTGTTTGAACTATGCATGGAATATGAGGTCACCAACTCATATTATGTTACAGAATGTGAAGGTTATAGAAACAAATTTGGCAAGGGTGAAGATAGAGTAGAATTGAAATACCTCAAAAGATGGACAAGACCCACTGTTGAAACCAACTCGATTGGCTATAGATTCGATGGAGATTATGTTGAAAGGCTATCAAACCTTGATTACGGCAAATTGATAGAGAAAGACAATTCTGGAAAAAAGAAGATGCTCTGTAACAACCCAGTAAATGAGAAAACACTCAGGTCTGCTGCTGAGACACTGATATCTACTCAGGACAGTGTGAACTCTGATTTTGTATACAAGAACAGGAGATCATTTCAGATAGAACTTGTCACTGGAGATTTGATTGATGGTGCCAAGTATGAGGATCTGAACCAGGGACTTCTGTCCAAAATTTCGGGGTATAGTGATTACATGAGGGCGGTATGTGATAAGATAGTGAACAACGATTTTTGCCAAAAGTTTGATGATCAAGGAATACTGGACCTCAATAAGAAGATAAAAATAGTAGATGCAAAATACCACTTGAAAGTAAAGTCATTGTATCCTCCTGGCAAGCTCCCAAAGAAGAAGAAGGTGATGGCGGATCACGGTGAAGAGGCCGAATTCAAAGAGATGGACACTGAGATAAGGAAGCTTAACAAAGAAAAGAGGGATGAAATTAATAAAAAGTCAAAAAGTGTAACGGGTTCCAGAACCTTAAAGCTAAATTCTAGAGGCAACAGTAGACTGTCCTCCAGCTGGAAAAATGTCGAGATGGCTCATTACGGCCAAGCTAGAGGCCTAACAGAAGGTGTGGGTGATACTATAAGCAAGACCTTTGACAAGGTTGATTCAGACATAAAGTGCCTGAAAGACCATCTTCTCAGCAATGCAATGGAGCCTTGTAGGACAGATGTCTTTTACAATTATCATGGCCCAGGACCTGAGTTTCTTCAACAGCTGAAAGAGGGCATGTTGAGAAAACCAGAGGATATAGCCAAGGAATACAGAAATACTAGACTGGCTGCTGCTTGCGAATTCTCGAACAGACTGTGTGAAGCACTGCTCAAGCTGTCATCAAACACATTGAATTCTGGCCACGTGACAGTAGACAATCTTGCTTACAAGAATGTAATCTTGTTTGTCAAAGGGGGAAAGAAATCAACACAAACTCAAAGAAGCAGGCTTTACAAGCTTTGCGTTCCTATAGATGACAGATTCTCCCACCTTATGGGCTACAATGATAGCCACAACACTTTTTTCCACGAAGGCCAGCATTATGTGTTGACTCCTTGGATGCAAATGAGTATCCAAATAGTGCAATATGGAATGACACTTTATCATACTACTTATCTTGATTTAGCAACCACATGCCTCAGATGTGACAGAGGAATACTTGAAATGAAAGATTTTGAATTCATATCGACAATGTTGTCTTTTCATCAGAAAAGACAAACAGAAGTCGCCCTTCATAATCAGAGATACTTGATTGTCAATACATCCGGGGAATATACACAGTTGTCTGGTGTCATATCAAGCTTTTGCAGCTTCAATTACAGCCATTTTGATGCATGGATAAAAGAATCAATAAAGAGAAACATTTGCGACTTCCTGCTGAATACCATGAGGCTTAGAGACGTTGATGCAAAGAGACTTGAAGATGCCCTGGGGATGATGGAGTTCTGGAACTTAATAACAAGAGAGAGAATAATCAAGAGTTATGAATTAGTTTCTTCAATTTACTACACTTATACCATGGCTACTGGGATGTACAATAAAGCAATAGAGCAAACCATGAATCTTGAAAGTGTCTTGGGCGACCTGAAAGCAACTAAGGAGAATAGAGATATAGACAAGGTGGTTTGTCCTGCAATAGAAATGGATGCTGAAGACTTGGATCACAAGGTGTATGACTGCGACTTTACCTATGATCCCAAGTTCTCCCAGTACTTGGGTTTCACTCTGGGTGAGGACTTATGCAATAAAATTGGCAAGTCAACCATTGTTAGAGACTGGGAAAGATCAGTTGGCAAGCCCTTGACTAGTCTTGCAGGGCCGAATGGTCTTAGAGGTTACAACAAGGAAAACTTCTTCAACAAGAAGGGTTATGAAGTCGTCTATAGTTTCATTTTTGATGTAATATTAGAAGGCAAAGAATTCCAAGTTGGAGATATAGACGTCAGCAAGATGAAGGACAAGGCCGAATCAATGAGATCGAATCATCTCAACATATCTGATGGCTGCAACAGATGGGATGACGTACAGGCCCTCTTCCATGTGGTAGACAAGATGCAAAGAGCAGGCAAAAGAGAAATCTATGTCATGGACATTTATACCAAAATGTTTCAGCAGCCAATGGAAGATTTCCTTGGGCGTGTTTGCTCCTACGTAGACAATGAGCTTATATCTGTTCCATCTGACTGCAGGCCATCACTCATCCATGGAATGTTTTATGACGGGGTCGGCAGCAATTGGGATTCTGTGTACAATTTCACACTTGATTGCAGAAGATGGGCACCCAGGTCTGTGATACAGAAATATATGCATTTCCTGCACGGAATGTCACATTCCCTGCCTAAAAGCTTTGTCCAACATGCCATGTACTTTTTGAAGAGGATGTTAAGCAAGAAGTTCATAACAAGGAAGTATGTTGTGGACACATTTAAAGACAATTCTTCAAAAAATTGGATGATGGATTATCTGGATGAGGGATGTGATACTCTGGAAGGAGGGTACATCTTTGGAATGCCATCCAGCTTTGTTATGGGAATGTTCAATTATCTGTCTTCATTGATGCATGCAGCAAACCAGAGGGTCATAAATGAAGTCATAGTGAGGAGATCATTGAAAGTCTGGAAAAGTCCTTGCATAATAAAGTCAATGGCACATTCAGACGACAGTACTGCAAAGGCGTACATGATGTTGGGAAAAAACATTAGAGAGATTTTAGGCATATATGATTACCTGCTGAAATGTGCAAACCATATGATTTCTATAAAAAAGAGTGTAATTAGCAAGATTTACCAAGAGATGCTCTCTATTCTATATTACTTTGGAGAAATGCTCCCTGTTGTGAGGAAGTTTTTGGCAAACATACCTTTCAAACCTTCAGACAAGGGTTATTCAGTTGACATAACCTTTGCTGCTGGTAAGTGCATAGAGCTGATACAGAATGGAGGAACAATGCAAGAGAGCTACCTAATGATGAAGGTGGCTGAAACTTCCATTAGAATGTTTTACAAATTGAACAAGCCAAATCCAAAAATACATTATGGATCAATGGGAATGTTTGACCCGCATCCTATAGAAGTTATATTGGCAGGAACAAGCTGTGAATCTGTGAAACATTGCATCTACAATCAGG